GGCAGGCCTAAAAAATGACACAACCATTGCCAACAACACCGTCAGACATTATTAATTTAGCCCTTAAGACTGCAAATGTGATCGGTGTGGGTCAAACCCCGTTGGCACAGGATACGAATGACTGTTTTAATCAGTTAAACATGATGATGGCGCAATGGCAACGCAGGCGCTACATGGTTTACAACCTTGTAACCGTTGGTTTGCAAGCGACAGGCGCATTAAGCTATTCAGTTGGAACAGGCGGTGATTTTAATATCACAAGACCAGTAAAGCTCGAAAGCGCTTTTTTCCGCATGAACAAAAACACTCCGCTTCCTGTGGATTACCCATTGGAAGTGTTAAGAGCGCAGGAAGATTACAACCGAATCTCCATTAAGAATTTAAATGCTTTCCCTCAGTATGCCTACTACAACACAGGCTTTCCGTTGGGAGAGCTATATATTTGGCCAGTACCAAATAACCAATATGAAATCTTTATTTCGGTCATGGTGCAATTGGAAGCATTCCAAACTATCAATGATCAGATCGTATTGCCTCCTGAATATTTAGATGCTTTGCATTGGAATCTTGCTAGACGTATTTGCGTCATGTATGGATTGCCAATTACCCCTGAATTGACTGGATATGCTGAAGCCTCAATGCGAGCCATCGAAGAAGTCAACTCTCAGATTCCTTTATTGCATATGCCTGTTGCCTTGCGTGGCAAGTCTGGCGCATACAATATTTATGGCGACTTCTACGTTGGGAGCGCAGGCTAATGACTAAAGCTGCTCTAGTCACAGGCGCATACCAAACCAAGAGCGTCATCGCTGGTGCGCAACGATGCATCAATCTTTTTCTTGAAAAAAATCCTGATGCTGCGGTTTTTCCTTTTACGCATTATCCAACGCCAGGACTTACCACTTTAGCAACTGCTGGAGTTAATGGATGGCGCGGATTGTTTTTTGCAAGCAATGGCACTCTTTATGGTGTTTGCAACAATACCGTTTATGCAATTAGTTCAAACTGGGAATTAACATCATTAGGAACAATCTCATCTTATGATGGCCCTGTTTCAATGGTTGACAATGGGGTTTATTTATTCATTGTTGATGGAACTACTTATAGCGCTAGCAACCCTGCCGGATGGACTGTTGAGCTTGTTGGCAATGTTTTAGCCCCTGTTGATAATGTCGCAGATCAAAGTGGATTTTATGGTTCAAATCAAGTCAATTTTGTTGATGGATATTTTGTTTTTAATCGTCCAGGCACAAATCAATGGTATATATCGCTTGATAATGAAATCGTTATAGATCCAGTAGATTACGCATCAAAAGATGGTTATTCAGATAATTTAGTCGGCATTGGAATTGCTCGCAGATACATTTATCTTTTTGGCGAAGTAACTACGGAGGTTTGGTTTAATGCAGGAAATACTACATTCCCTTTTGAACGCTTACCTGGATCATTTATTCAATATGGTTGCGCTGCAACAAATTCAATCGCTCAAATGGATGGAGAGCTTTATTGGGTTGCACAATCTCCACAGGGTACGGCCACAATCTGCAAAACAAACAACTTTAATGCTCAACAAATAAGCACGTTTGCAATTGATCAAGAACTTCAAACCTATCCAACCATCTCTGACGCGATTGGGTACACATATCAATTTAACGGTCATTATTTTTATGTAGTGACTTTCCCGACTGCAAATAAGACTTGGGTATTTGATCTTTCAAACGCGCAATGGAATGAATGGCTTTGGACTGACAATAATGGACAATTTAACCGTCATCGTGGTAATTGCTTTGCTTTCGCTTACAACACTCTTGTTGTCGGTGATTGGCAAAATGGCAATCTTTATGCCTTAGATCAGAATAATTATTCTGACTTTGGTGGCCCAATCGTTCGAACTCGTGGTTTTTATCATTCAGAAGATGATAATTCAAATCGTATTCGATATAAGTCTTTTATTGCTGAAATGGAATCAGGTAACGGCAACGAAAATCAGCCTATAACAGTATTTCTTGAATGGTCGGATGATCGCGGTAAATCTTTTGGTAATCCAGTAGGTCAAACTATGGGTGTAGAAGGCACCTATTTGACTTCTATTCAATGGATGCGTCTTGGCATGGCTCGAGATAGAGTATTTCAGCTTTCTTGGTCTGATCCTGTTAAAACTGCCCTTTCAGGGGCTTTTATTGATGCTGCGCCTAACCACAGATGACAACTCCAGCACCATCAGCCAATTTATCAACAAATGTACCTTATTTGTCAGTACCTTTTTTGGATCAAAACGGCCAAGTAAGTCAGCCTTGGTTAATGTTTTTAATTCAGTTATATCAAAGAACTGGTGGTAATTTCACTCCAAATTTAAGTCTGCCACAAGTTGAACAACAGGCATTATTGAATTTAACTGTCGAAAATTTAAATGGATTTAATGGAATTGTAGTTAGTGGGCCAAATTCAACATTAACGCTTGAGACAACTGTTTCAGGAATGATTAAAGGCAATGGAACTGCTTTAGAACAAGCAATTCCTAAAGTTGATTATGCTCCTCCAACAACAGGAAATAACGTTCTTGCAGGAGATGGAACTGGCGGGTTTGAAAATGTCACTATTGGAAATAATTTATCGTTTATTGCTGGGGTTTTAAATACAATAGGAACTGTTGGAAATTCAATTCTTTATGGAAATGGAACTGGCGGGTTTAATAACGTAACTATTGGAGCTAATTTGTCATTTATTGGCGGTGTTTTGTCTGCTACTGGTGGTGGTGGAACTTCTCCAGCTAGTTATGCTTTTGCTGCAGCGCATGGATAATTTATGATAAGACTTGACACAATAAACCGATCGCTTCAATTATTGCTTGGCACTGCCAAGACCACAAATAATCTTCAGATCGTTGTTTCCTATTCAGATCAAACTGCAAGCACTTATTTAGGAGCAACTCAGTTATCTAATTCAAACGGAACAACTCCTGTCACGATATGTAGCGCTCCTGCTGCCAATACAATTCGCGACATTGATATGATTACCGTTTTAAATACGGATACGGTTTATCAAGTTGTTACGATTCAATATTTAGATACTGCGACAACATACAAGATTCTTGACATTCAATTGAATGTCGGAGACAAGCTCACTTGGACGCATGGTAGCGCTTGGCAAGTTGTTGACAATTCAGGAAACGTCAAATACACCGTTTTGACCACTAGCGGAGTTAATAGTTTTAACGGAAGAACAGGCGCAGTCACTTTGACTAGCTCGGATGTTGATACTGCATTAGGGTTTACCCCAGCACCTCAAACAAGCGGATCATCTTTGCTTTATGGCAATGGATCAGGTGGTTTTTCTAATGTTTCAATTGGATCGGGAATTTCATTTTCGGGCGGTACATTAAGCGCAACTGGATCAGGCGGTACTGTCACAAGCGTTGGCTTATCTTTGCCTTCAATATTTAGCATTTCGGGATCTCCAGTTACAGGATCAGGCACTTTAACTGCAACGCTTAACTCTGAAACTGCAAACACCTTTTTTGCTGCCCCAAATGGTAGCGCAGGAACTCCAACATTTAGAGCGTTAGTGGCTGCTGACGTACCTACGCTAAATCAAAACACAACTGGAACTGCTGCTTCCGTAACTGGCGCAACTCAATCGGCAATTACCTCAATTCCTAATCTTGCAACTGTAGGAACAATCACGACAGGGGTTTGGAATGGCACTCCAGTAGCTAATTCTTATCTTGCTAATAGCTCTATCACCATTAATGGTAATGCGGTTAGCCTGGGTGGTTCTACAACAATTACTGCTGTCAATCCTTATGTTTTAACCATAGGAACTGGACTTTCAGGAACTTCATACAATGGCGCAAGCGCAGTCACAATTGCTTTAGCCAATAGCGGAGTAACTGCTGGTACTTATGGATCTGCTTCGGTAATTCCTATTTTAACAGTAAATGCTCAAGGTCAAATCACTTCAATCAGCACCCAAGCGACTAATGCTCCAAGCTATCAAGGAACTTGGAATGCATCGACAAATAGTCCTACTCTGACTTCAAGCGTTGGAACTCAAGGTTATTACTACATTGTTTCTGTTGCCGGCACAACCAATCTTGATGGAAATGCATTATGGTCTGTTGGTGATTGGGCAATTTTTGGCAATGGAAAATGGGAAAGAATCGCTGGATCAACAAGCGAATCATTTACAAGCCTAACCACAACCAATTTGGCGGTTACTGGCTTAACTGGCTATATGTATGCCAATGGTAGCGGAAACGTAACTGCTTCCACAACCATTCCAACTAGCGCATTAAGTGGCACGATTAGCAATGCTCAGCTTGCAAATAGTTCAGTAACTATTGGATCAAGCTCTTTATCATTAGGTGGAACATTAAGCACTTTAGCTGGTGTTTCAATTAGTGGATCAACCAATACATTGTCAAATATTGGCAATAGCTCATTAACTAATTCATCAATTACGATTAATGGCAATTTGGTTTCATTGGGTGGATCTACAACCGTCAGCGCAAGCACAACAAACGCATTGACCATTAACAATAGCGGATCAGGCGCTGCATCGGGATCTACATTTAATGGTGGGTCTGCATTAACTATTTCTTATAACACCGTTGGCGCATCTCCATTGGCAGGATCAACTAGCTTGACCACTTTGGGAACTATTACAACTGGTACTTGGAATGGATCAACTATTCCCGTTGCTTATGGTGGAACTGGTGTAACAACTGCAACAGGAACTGGCGCAGGAGCTGCGGTTGTTTTAAATCAAGCTCCAGCAATTAATTCTGCTGTAATTACTGCTTACTCAACATCAACAGTACCATTAAAAATATATGGATTAAGTGGCCAGTTAACTGAATTATTTGACATATATACATATAGCGGTGGAACTCTAGCATTTCAAATAAATTCAAGTGGAGCAATTTCTACTGGTATATGGAATGCATCCGTTATTGGCGCTTCTTACGGAGGTACTGGTGTTGCAGGCACTCTTACTGGTGTTTTATATGGAAATGGTACAAGCGCGCATACTGTAGCTACTGCTGCGCAATTAGTTTCAGCTATTGGATCGACTGCAGTCACAAATTCCACAAATACAACAAACATATTAGGTGGAACTGCCAATGAAATTGTTTACAACACAGGATCGGGAGCTACTAGCTTTATAACTGCTCCATCAACTGCTAGCACTTATCTTGGCTGGAATGGATCTACTTTTGTTTGGGGATCTCCTTCTGGAGTAGGAACTGTTACTAGCGTTGCTGCTTCAGGTGGTACAACTGGACTTTCTTTTAGTGGATCACCAATTACAAGTTCAGGAACTTTTACTTTAAGTGGTACGTTAAGTGCTGCAAATGGTGGAACAGGGGAAGCTGGAACATTAACTGGAATTTTGTATGGAAATGGAACATCAGCTCATACTGTAGCTACTACTGCACAATTATTAAGTGGAATTGGAACATTGCCAGTATCAAATGGTGGCACAGGATTAACAACACTTACGCAAGGATATATTCCTTTTGGTCAAGGCACTTCTGCATTAGGAAGCTCGTCTAATTTATTTTGGGATTCTACAAACAATAGACTTGGAATTGGTACAAGCAGTCCTTCAGTACAAGTTGAAATCGCAGGACAAGGATATCTTAGACTTTCAAATCCTTCGGGTAATGCTCAATTACAGTTTAATGCTTCAGGAACAAATCCAAACTACATTAGTTATAACATTGGTGGCGCAGGAGTATTAGCATTTTATGATTCAAACGCTGGGGCAGAAAGAATGCGTATTGATTCTAATGGTAATTTGTTAATAGGTACTACAACATCAGCAGGAAAATTAACAGTAAATGGTAGCAATTCTTCAGGTGCTGGTAGTTTACAAGGAGCAAACGCAAGTAATTTGAATATTTTACTTGTCAATGCTCCTAATTTTCCATTGGGTATAAATATGTCTAATGGAGGCTCTGGTGAGCTTGTCCGTTTTTATTCTGCTTCAACAACTGTCGGCACTATTTCTTATAATGGAGTTGCTACTCTTTATAACGCTACATCGGATAGAAGATTAAAATCCAACATAATTCCATTTGTTGATAGTGGGTCATATATTGATGCTTTTAAACCAAGCTCTTTTACATGGTCAAACGGAACAAAAGATATTGGATTTATTGCTGATGAATATCAAAATGTTATACCTCAAGCAGTTACAGGACAGCCTAATGCAATAGGAAAAGATGGTAAACCAGAATATCAACAAGTTGACTTTTCTTCTTCGGCAAAAATGGCTATTATTATTGCAGAACTTCAATCGCTAAGAGCAAGACTCAAAGCAGCTAATATCGCATAGGGCACAAAATGACTATATTAATTCCAAAATATGATTTAATGAATGGTGGTACTACTCCAGCAGGAGCAGTAAATATGCCAATTAATTTAAAATTGCAAGAATCAATTTCTGTTAAAGATTTTGGAGCAGTTGGCGATGGAGTTACTGATGATACAAATTCTATTCAAAATGCTTTAGCTTATTTAAATTCTACAAATAATGGAGGAACTTTATATTTTCCTCCTGGTAATTATGTAACTACTAAAGCATTGCAATTGCGTAGAGGAGTAATAATAAAAGGCGCTGGATTAGTTGCTACTACAATTACAAGAACAAATTTAACACCTGAAACTATTGATGGTAATTCTTATATTACTGTTTTTTATGTTGTTGGTGGCTGGAATCATATTTGGGATTTAAGTATTAGCGGAAGTGCTACTCAAGGTATAACTACTGGTTCATTAAATGGCATTACTTTTGGTACGTCTATTCCAGCTAAAGGCTCTGTAAAACGTGTAGCCCTTAACTATTTCTTGAACGCAATGGTAGATACTGTTGGTATTTTCTTGTATGAATTTGAAAACGTGCAAGCTGTAAGTTCTGGATACGGATTTAACTTTAATAGCGCAAATCAAAAAACTTCTTTAACTTTTAATAATTGCTATGCTGCTAATACTGGCCCTGCGTATTTGTTTAATCAAACAGATTATTCAGTAATGAATAGCTGTGCTGCTGATAATTGCAACTGGGGAACTACTGGTAGCAATCCTTATGGATATGGTTTTGGAATTCCTACAGACCCTAATGGTGTTTATCAATTTTTACAAAGTTACATGACTTTAAATAGTTGTGGTGCTGAAGGTAGTTATGGAAATGGAGTTATTAGTACATCTTCTAGTAATTTAACCATTAATTCTATGTGGTCTTATGGTTGTATGTCTTTATATCAACCAAACTACACAGCTTACCCTAGTTATGCAGTAGGCCCTATTCAAACAGGAACTGCTGCAAATTCTATTACAGTAAATACGCCTGTAAACTTTGCTTGGTCTAATACTTATGTAAGCAGCCTTGGTAAAGCAATAGCTAGTGTTGTAGCATTTAACTACGACTATGCAACTTTTGGAACTTCTAGCACTCAAGTATTTTTAGCTGGTAGTGTAAACGATACAACAGCTTTTGCTGGTAATCCTAGTTATACATTATTTTGCAAAACAGTAAATCAACTATATAACAATCCAACATTACAAGGTGTTATTTCTTTACCTTCTTCTACTGGTATTTTATATAAAAAAACTATTACAGCTCAAATAGTATCAGGAACAGGCTCAACAATTACTATTCCAATTACTTCTCAAACTGGAGAAAATTATAAACATATGATTCGCATTAGAGGAATTGATGGAACATTTAACAGTTCAAATCCAATTCCTTTTGAATCTACTATTGGTTTTGGTAGTTTAACTTCATTGTTAAATATTTCATCTAATAATGCTTTTGGTATTACTTCTGTAACATCTTCAGGAACAAATCTTATAATTAATCTTAGTTCTTCTCATACAAATCCTATATTAGATATAGAAATTATTTCTGAAAATATTGCATTAATTAATTATTCATCAATAACATTAACAACATAAGGATCAAAATGAACAATATATACACTTGGATAGTGGATTCATTAGACTGCTTTCCTAATTTAGATAATCAATCTAATGTTGTTTCCAATATACATTGGAGGGTTAATGGTACAGATGGAACTAATTTTGCTACTGTTTATGGAAGTCAACCATTAACTTATGAAGCAGGAAATACTTTTATATCTTATCAAAATCTTACACAAGAAAATGTAATCAGTTGGTTGCAAGTTGCAATGGGTGCGGAACAAATGGCAACTATCCAAACATCATTGGCAAATCAACTTGCCATTTTGTCAAATCCACCAATTGTTACATTACCTTTACCATGGATAACAAAATAAATTGTTTATCTAATTTTATAAATTCTGTCATGCAAAATGATCGAGTTTGGAATGCAGTACGAATTGATGGAATATCTAAAGAACAACTTGGATATAGAGAAAACGAGATTTATTTTGCCAATGAGCATGGATTTATTATGTTTAGAGATTTGACACCTACCACTAAAGAAATACATATTGCCATGCTTAAAGGGGCAAAAAATGTCGATTCTTTTGTTTATGAATGCCTTGAAAAGATGAGAAAACGAGGCGCAACTAAATTTGTAGGAACTATTGGCGAATGGAACAAACCTGCTTTAAAATTGGCAAAAAGATGCGGTTTTTGCGAAGAAGGTAGGATTTCTAAAGCATTTTTGCGTGATGGTCAATATCATGCAATGGTGATGATGGGGAGTGAATAATGAGTTTTGTTACAAATGCAATCGGAGACCTTTTAGGCACAAATCAGCAAGCGAGTGCTGCTCAATCGGCAGCTAGTACGCAGGCAAATGCTCAACTTCAAGCGCAACAAGCGCTGATGCAGAATCTTGCTCCTTATTCATCAATTGGTACTTCAGTTTTGCCTCAATTATTGACCTCTTTAGGATATAACGGAACTTATGGTGCAAATGGCAATTTGACCGGTATTTCAGGTCAAGGATTTCAATTTAATCCAAGCAATTTGGCTTCTACCCCTGGCTATCAATTTACTCTTCAGCAAGGTCTTAAAGGTATAAATAATCAGGCTTCAGCAACTGGTTTAAATCAATCAGGCGCGCAACAAAAAGGCATCGCCAACTACACAACTGGTTTGGCTCAAAATACTTACAATCAGCAATATGCTAATGCTTTAAGCACTTATATGACTAACGCTGGTCAATTAGGAAGCCTGCTTAATCTTGGTCAAAACGCTGCTGCCGGTGTTGGTCAAGGGGCTTATAACTCCACGACTGCTGCTGGAAACGCTATTGCTCAAGGTCAAATTGCTGCTGGTCAATCAGGCACAAATGCTATTCAAGGAGCTTTAGGTCTTGGCCTTGGTGGTGCAGGCATTTATTCATTATTGGCTGGAAGTGGAGGCGCTGCTGCTGCTGGTGGCGCTGCTGCAAGCGCATCTTCATTAATTCCGACTGCATTATCCATTCTTGGATCTGATTCAAGAATCAAACAAAACATTAAATTTGTTGGAGTTAATGAAAAGGGCATTCGTATCTATGAATATGAATATAAGCCTAAATTTCACAAAAAATGGGGCATTGGCAAATTTATTGGCGCAATGGCTCAAGAAGTTGAAAAAATCATGCCTGAAGCGGTTTTATCCGATTCCGATGGTTATAAATTAATCAATTACGCTTTGTTAGGGTAAGGAATCAATATGCCATTAAATCTTCAAACGATTGATCCAAGCATCATTCCTACAAAACAAAATTTGCCTGATTTTGGCGCGATTCCTGCTGGAATAAGCCAAATAATGAACATTCAGAAAAATAAAGTAGGAATTGCACAAGCTCAGCAACAAATGGCTGCTAATCAAGCAGTTTCACAAGCAATTCAACAAAATACCGATCAAAACGGCAATGTCAATATTCCGCAAATCATGCAGGCTTTATCGCAAGATCCTAATGCTGCCTACAATCTTCCGCAAATTGGTACACAACTCCAGCAAATGGAAGGTGCTAAATATACGGCTTTAAATGCCAAAATTGACAATGCTCGCAAAGAAAACGATTATTGGAATGCTCGTCTAGGCGGTTTAATGCAAAAAGGAGATAAAGTCACTAAAGATGACATCCTAAACGAAATGGCTCATGCCATGACGCGCGGTGTTTTATCTCCAACTGCTGCTCAGCAAGAAGTTCAAAGCATTCCTGAAGATCCAAAACAATACGGGGCTTATGTCAGGCAACATTATTTGGCCACTCAAGACAATGCTCGTCAAATCGAATTATTGACTCCAAGTCAAGAAATTATTGATCCTTCAACTGGGGCTAAGCGTTTAGTCAGCAAAGCCGAGCTTTTAGGCATCACAAACGGTCAAAATCCTATGGGTGGTGCAAATGCTCAAGGTGGCTCACAAAACGCGCCTATGGGCGGTCAAAATCAATCCACAGGCGGTTTCCAAACAACTCTTGGCCCTGGACAACAAGCTGCATTGACAACTGGTGGAACAAATCAAGCCAATGCTGCTCAAAATCTGCATGATGTGGCTGCCGACGTGCCTATTCGCATCAATTATCTTGAGCAGGCTCGCGAGAATTTGGCTAATCCTGATGTCCAGACTGGCCCAGGTACTGATTGGCGCAATCAAATGAAATCATTTATGAATTCGCTTGCTCCTGACGTTGTTGAAAAAGTCGCTGGAAAAGACTTCAAGGGCGAAATCAAGGATTATGACGAGTTCAAGAAAATTATGACCAACTATGCATCTTTGGCTTCCGCAGGCCTTGGAACTGGCACAGATGCTCGTCTGAATGCTGCTTTGACTGGTAATGCTAATCCATCGATCTCCAAATTGGCGAATGAGGACATTCTTACCAAAAACATCGCCATCGAGAAAATGCGTCAAGCTCAAGATTATGCTTGGCAAAATTCAGGCACTCCTGCTGACCAATTTAACAAGTGGCAGTCACAATGGAATAAACAAATCAATCCTGATGCATTCGTGTTTTCAGTAATGACTCCTGCGCAACAAAAGAGCTTTATTGAGCGTCAAAATGCTGCCGGTACGTTGCCTAAATTCAAAAAAGATTTAGTTAATATGGTTAAACAAGGTTTCTTAGAAGCACCAGGACAATAATATGGCCGATCAAGATCTTTCTGAAGATTCGATTTTTAGTTCTTTTCTAAAAACTCCCCTTCCTTTGGCGAAAGGAACTGCTCCTGCTGATGCGAAAAGCCCAAGAGTTGCAGCAGATGCAAACAATCCAAGCGGGATATTGCTTGGAAAAGACGAATCAGGCAGACCGATCTATAAATCCTACAAAAAACCCGAGGATGGTGTTTTTGACACTCAGGCTTTAGCAGGCACTTATTTGGCTGGCCAAGGCGCAATGAAAGGTCAAAAGATCACTCCCGAGAGTTTAGTTGGCACTTGGGTCAATGGTGATCCGACAACTGGTTCAAGCGTTCAGGGCGGTAAATACGTACAAACCCTTAAAAAAGAATTAGAAAGCGCAGGGGTTAAATTAAACGCAGACGGAACAATTCCAAACATACCCGAAGCAAACGCTGCTTTTACTCGCACCCTCATTACGCATGAAGCTGGCGCTCGCGCAAAAGACTTTTTGCCTCATGTCAGCGCAAACGTAGATCAAGACGTTGAGAACCAATTTAATGCTTTTGTTAAGCAACCTACTGGCGCGACTCCACAGTCATCTGTTACCGTTACTGGCGCAAATAATGAGCCATTGCAACAAGCCAAGGACGTTGTTGGCAATCCATCGGACTTTTTAGCTGCTGCTGGCCATCATATTGCTGCGCCTTTGCATGGCGGTGCAAATTTGCTCGAGCAATTATTGGCATCCGGTGTCAATAAAATCGCTCCAAATAGTGATATTGCCAAACTCATTCAAAATGCTGCGAATGCTGACGTAGAGGCTACAAAAGCATGGGAAAAGCAATATCAAGCCCAAACCCCAACTAATGCTGCATCGCTTGCTGGTGCAACGATTGGCGAGGTTTTGCCTGCTTTGGCAACTGGTGGCGGTTCGATGATTACCCAAGGTGGCGAACAAGCTGCTAATTTGGCTGTACGTTTAGGATTGCAAGAATTTGGCCAAGGCGCTGCTAAGTTAGGCGGTCAAGCTGCAGGAAGTGCGGGATTATCAACACTTTATGGTTTAACTCAACCAACTTTAGGCGAGCAACCATTTTGGCAACAAATCGCTCAAAACGCTCAAACTAATGCGGGTGTTGGCGCTGCTATTCCTTTGGCAGTACCAGCAGCAGGAAAAGTTGGTCAATATTTAGGCAATGTTGCAGGCGCTGCAATTAATCCATTTACACAAAATGGCGCGGAAAATATCGCTCAAAACATCCTTAATAAAGCTGCAAGCAATAAAGGAATTAATGCAGTCAATCAAACAATCGTGCCTGGATCTACTCCGACATTGGCTGAACTTGCCAATAATGCTGGTGTAAGCACTTTGCAACGCTCAATTCGCGATATTAATCCTGAACCTTTTGTTGCAAGAGAACAAGCAAATGCAGAAGCAAGATTGAATTTCTTTAATAAAGCTGCAGAAAATCCAACAGTTTTAAATGAAGCAATTAATGCTCGAGATAAAGCTGCTAATGAACAATTAAGCGAATTATGGGCTAATAAATCAAATGTTAATCCAAAGCCAGTATTAGATAAGATTGATTCAATTTTAAATGGTGCAGGCGGTGAAAGATCGTCTGTTAAAACCGTTCTTAATGATGTCAAATCTAAATTAGAAAATCCAAAAAATACAGATCCTGAATATTTATATGAATCTGTCCGAAAACATATTGGTGATTTGCTTGATCCTCGCGCTGCTAAAGAAAATCCTGCTGCTCAACAAGCAAGTAGAGAATTGCTTACAGTTCAAAGTGAGCTTGATAAAGTAATCAATAACGGAGTTCCTGATAAGGGATTTGACAAGTATTTAGAGAATTATTCTGATTCATCAAAAGATATTGATGCAATGAAATTGCTCCAAGGTTTAAAAATTACCGATAATTTTGGCAATATTTCTCTTGGAAAAATTAATAATGCAATTAATGACATCGAGAAGAAGATTGGATCTCTTGGTAAAAACAGAGCTAAATCCTTAGATGCTGATCAATTAAGCACTTTACGTTCTATTCGCGATGACCTTCAAAGACAAGGCAAGGTTGGTCTTGGAAAATCATTGGGATCTAATACCGTTCAAAACTTAGTTACTCAAAATATGCTTGAAACAGTTTTGCCAGGTAAATTGGGAACTTTAGCTTCTCATCTGCCTACTGGATCTTTGTCAGGAGCTGCTGGAGCTACTGTTGGAGGATTATTGGGCGGATATGGTGGCGCTGCTGCTGGTGGTGTAATTGGTGGAAAAGCTGGATCAATTTGGCAATCATTAATGGAACGCAAAAATGATGCGGTAATTAATGCTTTAACAGAGCATTTATTGAATCCAACACAAATGACAATTCAGGCGAAAAAGCCCGTTGTCACTCCGCAATTGATGGAATTGCTCTATCCAAGTATGATCGGGGTAGGCACAAATTCAGTTTCTCAGCGCCAATAAAAAGGCTTTTTTGAAATTGATAATGAAGTTATAGGTACAAGCAATAAATAAAAATGCGCATGGTTTAGGGTGCGCTTGAATGAACTGAAAGAGGGCATCAAACATGGCTGGAACATTAATCCCAAATGCAAAGCAACAGTTTATAGATTCTAATGGAAATCCATTAGCGGGAGGAACTGTTAATTATTATATTCCAGGTACTACTACTCGTAAAAATACCTATCAAGATGCAGCAATGACTATCTTGAATACTAATCCAGTAGTTTTGGATGCTAATGGTCAATGTATTGTTTATGGTGCTGGAGCATATAGACAACAAGTCTATGACGTTAATGGAAATCTAATTTGGGATCAGCCAACTTATGCCTCAGGAAGCGGTGGATCTGAATATCAAACTGCCACTCAAAGTCAGACTGCTTTTACCATTTCATCATTTACTTATTTGGTTGGTTCTAATTCTCTTGTTGTATATGTTAATGGTTGCAAACAAATTAATACATTAAATTACACAGAAACCTCAAATAATGTCGTTACATTTGCATCAGGCTTAAATGCTGGCGATATAGTTGAATTTGAAGTTATTTATTAAAGGTAAATTATGTCTGATCTTGATCCAAAAATACAAAAAGAAGCCATTAAAGAAGCATTGCAAGAATGGCTAGATAGTCAATTTTCTAAATTTGGAAAATGGACATTAAATGGTTTGCTTTCTGTTGGTTTAGTTGGCCTTGTTTACTTATGGGCTGCTGGTCATGGATGGGTATCTCCAAAGGGTTAATATGGCAGATCAAGATAGCGCAAAAGAAGTAGCTGGAAAGTCAATTGGGCAACATGGATTGGCTTATATAACTGCCATTATTGTCATAAGCGTTGCAGCAAGCATTTTTTTAGATTCTTCAAAAATTGCAGCAGTTATTGGTATGGCTGGCGGTGCAATCATGGCCATAATTAATATGATGAATGCAGTTTCAGGCACTACTGAAAAAGAAGAAAAGCCTGAGTTTGCAGTCATTCAACAACTTATTCAACGTTTAGATCATCTTGCCGATAAAGAGCCACCAATGTCAGTTACTGTAGATGGAGATAAGGTCACAGTCACCAAAGGCTCGGATAGCATTACTACAAAAAAATGATCGAAGAAGCCAATCTTTCAGAGTCATCTGAATCAGAAAAAGTGATTGTTGCAGATAACAATCAAAATTGGCTTAATACAAAATGGCGACCAGCAATGGCTTGGATGTATATGTCGGTATGCATATTTGATTTTATGATTGCTCCGATATTTTGGTCTTTGGTGCAAGTATTTGGCAAAGGAGTTGTCCAAAATCAATGGAATCCTTTGACATTGCAAGGTGCTGGATTTTTTCACCTTTCAATGGGGGCAATCCTTGGAATTACTGCTTATGGGCGCACTCAAGAAAAAATGCAAGAAATGACGGTGAAATAATGTTTTTATCAACATATATAAAAATTGCCATTTTGCTATGCATATCTTTGGGAAGTGCATATATTACGCATGAAATTGATTATTCATCGATAGAAAAAGCAAAAACCGAAGCAGTAACTCAAGCACTTAAAAATCAAACAGAGATCATCAACAAACAAGCTCAAGACACTCAGAAAGCCCAAAATGAAAAAGACGCTCTCCAAGCTCATTATGAGTTGCTCCTTAATCAGTATCGCGGTATCGGGTTGCACGACCATAGCTCCTCCGGCAACGAATCCTCCTCCATTGCAATACCAAAGGAAGGACTCAGACTACTTGAGTCAGATGCAGAATTTCTTATCGGATTTGCTAAATCGTGCGCAACCACAGAAATCGAGCGAAACGAAGTGATTGATAAATATAATGATTTGACGGTGAAATAATGGAGTATTCAAAAGATGGACTACACCTTACTGAGCGTTTTGAAGGATGCCGGCTTGTGGCTTATCCTGATCCTGGTAGTGGCGGTGATCCTTGGACTATTGGTTATGGTCATACAGGGCCTGAGGTCGTAGAAGGCCTAGAAATTACCCAAGAGCAGGCAGAACAATATCTTTCCCAAGACATTAAACAAGCCGAGGCGAACGTCAACGCAATAGTTCATGTAGAGCTAACCCAAGAAGAATTTGACGCGCTTGTGGACTTCGCATTCAATTGTGGATGTCGCAATTTAGACTCATCAACTCTTATGAAAAAGCTAAATGCTGGCGATTATGAAGGCGCATCGCAAGAGTTCATTAAATGGGATATGGCTGCCGGTCATCATATGGCTGGCTTGTTAAAACGCAGAGAAGCAGAGGCTGCAATGTTTATTTCAAAATTGGCATGAGCGACATTTTTGACGATGCCTCGGATGCAGAGGAATTGCATCGGCAAATAACAATAAAAAAAGTAAGGGATCGGCAACCTTTAAAAACTACAGGATTTTGTCTTTCCTGCAATGCAAGACTTGCCGATCGAAGATTTTGCGATGTTTGGTGTCGCGAAGATTACGAAAGAATGCAGAATATCTGCCGAATCAGAGGCTCGAAATAGTTTCTGCAAAATTTAATAAATCAATCAAATACCCACGAATCTGAATATTTTTGTCAAATTCATCTGCATTTTCTTTTATATTTGATGCAATCCCAAGACTACTAATCAAATCTTTAAATTCTGCAGGAGTGAGCGCGCCTGAATCTAATTGAGATTTATATCCTTTTGCCTCACCCCATAATTCATTAATATTCATCTTGGTTTATTCCCTGTTGTTTGCTGAATGCGCTCAGCAGTAGTTTCGATTATGTTTAATTTGGCCTTGCAATATGCTGCGCTAGGGCTTTTGAATGTATAAAGCTGATCAACTATTTTGTAAAGATCATCGACCAGCGCAATCTCTTGATCATTATTTGGCAAATATTGACTGTAATTCTTTAATTCTAAAGCGCTTACATATATGACGTAAGTGCTTTGTTTTGAGCAATCTGATATTTGCGCTTCGGTTCTTATTCGATTGACCAGCCCATATTCAAGCGGATCATAGTTACCAATCATCAAACTGCATCCTGAAAGAAACAAAACAGGAATCAATTTAAACGGATAGCGTTTATTTTCTCTTGCTTTGCGTCTTTCATCGCGTTTTGGCGGTTTGCTCATAAATATCTCCAAGTGGGAATAAACATTTGGGCATTACTTCTCGCGATTATGAAAGCAGGAAAAATTCTCGCTTATGCCATCCTGTTGCGCCTGCTTAACTATTCCTTTGTCCATTTTATCTAATTCATTGATTTTGCCAACAAAGGGGACAGATTCTTGACAAGTGCAAGGCAATCTTCCTTGATGACAGTCACCATTGCATCCTAACTCAGAAAGCATAAAAGTGGTCATAATTTGCTCCTATTTGCGTGTTTTTAGGATTTTGCTCGCTCTCATGTCGCTTAAGATCGGCAAAGGCATCTCAAGTCTTTTTACTTTATTTGCTGGATGACAACACCATTTTTCACCCATTTTCTTAATTGATTCTTTGGCATTAATGGCATTTTGCTCAACCAAAAGCTCATAAATATCAAAATTAAATCGTCCAGCTTCAATCATTTGCTTTAAAAGGCTGCGGTCATTCTTGGTCATAACTCCATAATCTCCACGTCATGCGCTTTCTTTTTGCCTTTTCTAAGGTCTTGAATGCGCTTTTCTGTTAATCGAAAGCACTTCACCATTACGCGCTCGGGCAAGATGGCCACAAGTTCAGCATAGTCCTCAAAAAGCGCTTGTAGGGCTTTTATTCCTTCGGCATCTAGTCTGATATTGTTTCCATCTTTTTTGCGTTTTCCTGCTCGAACCAAGGCCATTGTTGCGTCATTAAGTAGGTTGTCCTGATCCTGGCAGACTTTCATCTCAAGAATAAAGGTTTCCATCAAATTGACGCAATCAGAGCAGACTTGCCAATCGTACTTAGTCGGTTGAGGATCTAGTTTTAAAGCTGCCAATGCTTGATATAGCAAAGTAAGCTGATAAGTTCTTCTGTCCTCGGATATGGGGACAGTCGGACTGGACATAATTTCATCCATCAACGTATAAGTTTCATGGCGAAGTCTTGGCATGATTACTGTACGTTTTGCTCTGTTAAACCAGCTTGATCGCCAGGTGCAGGAGGTGTCGATGGTGCGGGTGGCGCTACTGGAGCTTGTGCCATTTGTTGCGCTTGGGCTTGCTGAATCAATTTACCCATTAAGCCGGCCACGTTATTAAATGGCTCTTTTCCTACCAAGCCAACTACAAAATTAAATTCATCATTTTCAAGTACAAGGTTAATCATTTTTCTTTCCTTTCAGGGTTCTAAAAATTACTGCTAATTCATTGGTTAGGGTGTGGGCTTGAGCTGCTTCTTTGCTTGCACCTTTCCAATCTTCTTTTAAGCTGCAAACGTGCATTTTTTTGATTTGCGCGTCTAGCTCAATAAGCACTTCAGAATAATCCCTCATACGGTTCTCCCGATGCAACGATATTCTTTAAAGCGTTTATTGTTTTTTTTCACCCACCGATCGTGGAATTGATAACCTTTTTCCTTTAAATCAAGGATTCTGCGCGGTAAGTGAATGCAACCAAATAATTCCAAAGCCACTAATCCGCTAATATATTTTTTCTTTGAATAAGCCAAGATATTGTCGTTTTGAGTATTGAAATTCATCGTATTCTCCTAAAATGGAATGTCATCAAGATTTGATTCGGTTGTTGGAGTTTGCTGATTTTGATCAGCATTCTTTTCGCCTGGTTCGTTTAAAAATGCCAATAATTTGCCATCTTTAAGCCCTAATAATGGGATTGATTCGAGGCTCAGCATAAGTCCATGTCTTGTTTCAACAATAACCCCAATGGTCTGATAGCGTCTTTTGCTTTTGCCATCATTGCCTTCGAATTCTGAAACTGCAGCATTGATGTAGTATTTAATTGCCATGATTGTCCTTATTTGATTTGAAGATAACTGCCTTGGGTTAATCGAGCGCCTTCAACAATAACCCCATTTTTAAGGTCATCTTTTAAGCGATTTTTGTTTAAAACTGGAGCTGGAGGTTCAGGAATATCAAAGTATTGCGCTGGAATCTCATCGGCATTGATTACTTCAACTGCTGGTGGACTATTGCGCAAACTAAGCGCGAAGTATGGGCAATCAATCTTAGTGATTCCTGTGCGCGCCATGTTGTCTTTAAGATAATTTCTGATCCGTTCGGCTTTGGCTTCGATGGCTTTTCTACGCTCTGCCATCTGTTTTTCTGCTGTTTTGATGGATTCTGCGCTTGCCTCCAGGTTGCGGACAAACATGGCCACGTTGGTTGCTTTGACTTCTAAATCACCGGATAGGCTTTCCAAAGTATCAGCAAAGGTTTGCTCATCCAAATCCATATCTTGCAACTTTTGAAGATCTTGCAAATATTGGTCAGCGATTGTATAAAGGGTTAGATCGGTCATTTTTAATCCTTATGATTGAGTGGCCATCAATTCGCCTTTGCGAATGTCCTTTGCGCTATCAATCTTTTTGATCGCGGAGGTATCATTTTGTGCAAAAGCTAGCTTATAAGCGGTTGCGTGATTAATCTTTAAAGCATCGAGCGTGTCGCTATCCATTATTGAAATCACAAAGTCTGAAACTTGATTTTCTGACAATGGAGTTTTTTGAACCGTTGCTGGTTTAGCTTTTGGAGCGACTTCATGGGTATGCAAATCTGCGTCATTGTCACCCTCGGTCGGAATCGCAAAAGCCTGCAATGCTGCGTATTTGTAGGCTGCTGACATTGCCTTGTTGGTTGCTTTGTCCGATGTATCCATCGCTTCACCAAAAGTCTTGACGGTGTGTTTTGAGCCATCCTCTGCCGATACAAAATCAAACTCTACTTCAACAGTAACGTAGAAAATTGCTCCCCCAGCTTTGGTTTGACGCTCTACGCATTCCCTTGTCAAAACCCTTGGAAGGATACAAAGGCCATGCTCGGCCATTAAAGGGCTGACTGTGTTGAAAACATCGTCAATTCCCCTAAATTTGTAAGATGCGCCTTGTTGATTGGTTCGGCTTTTGGTGATGCCAACTTTTGCTAATTCGGCTTGAACTGCGTTAATTGCTTGATAGACTTTCATGGTTTTCCTTAATCGTTAATTTCAAACTCAGCAACTTGCTTGGCTAGTGATTCGTGGTAATCAAAAGAAATGGCCATGATTTTTCTGCCAATTTGCTCATAATTACCGGTATCGATCGCGTCTTGAAGGGCTTGCGCGGTATCAACGTCTAATTCGCTCAGCGCTTCTGCGATTGCTGATGAAGTCTTTGGGTTGTATTCTTTTTTCATTAATTGCCAGGTGCGTTCTTCGATTTCGTCTGTGCGATCATCGTAGTCCTCAGGCTCGTAGTAGGCATCGTGTCGGCTCATTCCCATGATTAAAACCCCCAAGCGAACATCGCGCCTAAGATGATTCCAAGAATGATTACCCCGATCCATTCAAAAATTGCTTTTTTCATCACTTTCTCCTTCATCACTTGTTTAAAAAATTTACTGCATGGGTGTTACTATACAC